AAGTCCTCTTTTATATCACTCTTTTTCACTCACCTTCCCTCCTTATAAAAAAAATGGTAAATATTAGTGATGTTTGTCACGCAATTTTCTTCGATGCATTTTCTCCCATTAGCCCCCTCCCGTTTCAAGTTCCCCCAAGAAATCGCGAAACTTTTTGACCGGGGGGTGTTATTAAATAGTTTCTTGAACCTTTTCTATTAACCAATCATAATCATCTTCGGATAAAATATATTCTCGCTTAGTAGCTATGACTTTATTTTCCCTTCTCAATTCAGTTTCTCTAATTACAACATTATTCAATATACTTCTAAGTCTTTTCTTATCATCATTTTGTTTGAGATACTTCCCGAATTTACACTGGTCAACAGCAGCACCGTGACAACTTGGACAAACAATTACTTCTGAGTATTCAACTTTGGAATGGAACTTGTGTTCACTATTACCACATCTTAAACATTGATAATTTGTCCTATATATCCTTGTACATGATTTATCCATTTATGAGTTACCACCTTTCATCATTCCAAAATTTCTTTTTCTTAATGAATTTGTCTAACCGTTTATGTTCCTTGTTATGACAATCAACACATACTGTTTTTAAGTTTTCCAGATTTAAAGCTAATTCCGGAAACTCTTTTACTTCCTTGATGTGATGAACTTCTAACTTAACTTTCTTTTCTTCTTCCTTGTCATCCACTTTATCTTGATTTAAAGTAGTAACCTTCCCTTTGCGTTTACACTCTTGGCATTCATAGTTGTCTCTTTTAAGTGCTTCGTATCTCAAACCATTCTTACCACGCCATGCTTTACATTGATAAAACTTAACCAATTTATCTTCTTTGATTAATCGTTTTATTGTTTGTAGATCCATGTTTATCACCAATAAAAAAAGCATCCAATCAGCTGGACGCTTTTAATTTATCTTCTTCATTTGTTCGTTTAAGGCTATATTCTATCGATTGTAACCTTGATAGTGCTTCACTAATTGCTAAAAATAAACATCCCCAAATTACACCCCCAACTATTACTCCAATTCCATAAATCCATCGCTGAGGATGGGGAACTTCTTCGCCTTCATACACGAAGCCAGTAAGTTCAGATATTTCATCTGGTTCTTTAACAGTTAATGAAGAACCAATTATTAATCCAACGACTATGGAGAAAAACAATAAAATATAGCCAACATACATAATAGTTTCATTTACTTTTGTACGTTTCACTAATACATACCTCCTTATAAAATTTGTATAATTTATACTAACAATAGTTAATTTTTTATTTGTCACACTTCTTCATTATTAGAAGTAAAGCCATTTTGATTACTCATTTCTCTTATTTCTTACAAATTCTTTACTAAACATAGAATCAAAAAAATAACATTGGAAATGTATAAGATTATCTGAGTAATAGGAAAACCCTTTATAAACTATAAAAAATAATAAAAATAAGATTAATATTAGAATAACGATAATTCCACTCATTTTGTTTCCAACTAAAATAATAAATATAAATATTATACATGTACTTATCGAAACTAATAATGCCCCTAATCCATGGATTGTGGATAATAAATATCTGTACCTATTTGATATATAATCTCTCTGATCTTCATCAAGTAATGATAATTGTTTATGCCACTCAAACTCCATTTTATAATATTTTACATGAGGAGTATCTGTTTCAGTAATGTTAAATTTTTTCGCCTGCTCAATTTTAGAAAGCATACTTAAAATGATTTTTGTAGATTGATTTGAAAATAACCAGTTTATCGAAAAATAAATTTGATGCATTAAATAACCTAAAACAACACCAATAAATCCTAAAGATATAATCAATCCTAAAAGATTAGGTATATTAACATCAATTTTCATTAATTGCTTATGATAAATTGAATAATATGCCGTAGAACAAAACAGTATGAATACCCAACCTGGGATTCCCCATCTAATTAAATATCTTGTTTCAAAATTCATTAATTTCACCTCCCCTTTGCCTATTCTCTTCGACAAAAAGGAAGTGATTTCCTATTAGTATTATTCGACAAATACCGACAACCTCAATCCCTAGCACTCCCGACCCCTGTGCATATCAATCCATGACAAAAGCTGCCTCGTGTGAAAGTAACCCATATTAATAAAAATAATTTATTACAATAAAAACCATGCCAAAAAAACTAATTAATGCAGTTAATTTTATAATAAATTCAAATATAAAATTAGGTATTTTTAAAGTTTTAATTAATACTCCAATAATCAATGTGATAATTGTCGCAACAATAACACATATTATTAAAGAAATAGCTATTCTATGAAGTGGTGTTGCATCTACCTTACTAAACTCTATCATACTAATCTCCTCCCATTATTTAACTATATACAATGGAAGAAATTTTACAAACATTATTTTCTATTACTCCTTATCGCTCCACCTTTTTTTCGACTATATGTGTCTCGATTAACTCCCATTAATTCGAGAATGTCTTTTTTAGTTAAGCGATCTTTCTTTTTTCTCATCTTCTCCAGATGCATTTTTTGATCCGGACTAAGATGATCTGCAAACTTCATAAACTCACCTTCTTTTATGACAAATAAAAAAGAGCAACTCGTTTGAGTTACCCTTAATCACGAACCTCTATGTTACTATCATAGTCTGATTTTTCAATAAGTACCATTCACTTTATGAGTGAACAAAAAGTGAACGTTCAAACCGCATACAATTGACCACTAATATACCTTTTTTTGGATACTTTGAAGGGGAAAACCATATTTTTGTAGAAATATGTAAATGAAACTAAAATTAAGGAGGTAATATTATGCAGTATTTTCCTATATTACGACATTCTAATGCTGAGATGAATGCGTATAGAGACACTAGAGCTAGTATTAAGGAAAAGATAATACCAGTTATTGAAGGGAGAAGGTTAAAAGAATCAAACAAGGACCAATGGAATAGACTATTTAATAGTGCAGGAAGATATTTAAAAGAAAGGGTCGATAATCATACGTTTATATATGATTTTAAGAATATTTTTGATAACTTAAAAAATCACTCGACAGAATTAAAAATAAATAACATTAACCCTGTCGAGTTTTTGATAGAAAAATTTCAGGAAAATAAGTTGAATTTTATACCTTGTTTTAACCACGATTCTCCCGAATGGCTAATAAATAGCATAGCCAAATATAATATATCATCCGTAGCTGTTAGAATTAGGTATTATGATTTGGAAGAATCTCTACACAATCTTATTAATAACTACGTTATGGATCTGTTAAATAAGAAATTCCCTGAAAAGAATATTTATTTAATATTAGATTTTAAAAATAATTTAAATGAAGATTCTATCAACAACAACCTAAAATTTTTCCAGGGGTACTCCAATGTAATTTTATCAACTACTTCACTAGATGAAAAAGCAAATGTAAATTCCATGTCATTTAAAAAAGTATCTGATCGTAAAGAGGTAATCTTATTTAGGAAATTTCATAAAGTATATCCCAATATTTCATTTTCGGACTATACTACTAGACTGACACCAGAACCTGATAATAAAACAGGTTTTAATATGAATAATTCTTATTTAAAAATTTTTTATACAACCGACGATGGATACTATTTAGGTAAATCAAAACAATTTGATGAAGGTGAACCTGAAAATTTTCAGCAGGTATGTGAGTTAATTACTAAAACTCATTTATTTTCTGGCGAAAATTATACTAAAGCGGATTTTGATATAAAACGATGTGCTCAGGGACTAGAAGAAGTACTAACTCATCAAAAGACAATAGAGTTGAGTATAAATCACCATTTAAGATTTACAGTTGATGAACTATAGTCTCTATTTTTTAAAATTGTATATACAAAATTTTGAACTTCTTTAATATCCAAGTATTCTTCAAAGTAATTCAGAAGATAATGTTTTCTTTTCTTTTTCAAAGATTTTGGAAGGTTTGCATAATCAACAAGTCCCTCCAGGTCCCTCTTCCAGAGTAATTTAAGAAGTATCTTCTTATCTTGTTGATTTCTATACCTTCCTTTCCTTTTACAAATTAGTCTAGATCCGTCATTACTAATAATAAGTATCCCCCACCATGGTGGCACCATTTCTCTAACTTTTAGGTAATATTTCTTAGTGGTAACTATTGTCATTCTTTGAAATAACTTATTATAATAACTAATTTGTCTTGGTAACCTATAAAGATTATCGACATCACTTTTTATTTCATATCCATGTATTATTCCATTGACAACAGCAACATCTACCCTTGAAGCGCCATGATCTATTCCCAACTCATTTATTATCCTAGTATTTTTATCGTCTTTATACTGAAGGTACAGTTCCTCAAGCAAAACTCTTCGTAAGTCTTGATCATTTAATGTCATTTTCTTATCACCTAATATTTATTAATACTATACACTATAATTTTTTTATTAATATTCTTCAACATTTCATTATTTTTTCCTCTAAAAAGTATTATAATTAATTTTATTTTTTCCGTACTCACCTACAAACTTTATTGTTCTCATCAATTCAGCATGCCTTTTCCTCACATGACTAATGCTGTAGTTTAATATTTCTGCTATTTCCTCAAGAGTTAGACCATCAATGTATTTCATTTTTAGTATGTTGTTATCTAATCCCTTAAAGGAACCGATTAAATCTATTAACTTATTTCTTTGTTCTATTTTTAATTCAAGTTCTTTTTTTATTCGTTCAATCTGATCCTCGACTTTTGCCCCAAGCGAGTCATGTTGTAGTTTTATTTTTGACAGATCACCTTCTATCCATCTTTTAAGTTCTCTTTCAGTCTGCTCAAGATTGAATTCTAGATAGGCTATTTCTTCTTCTAGTTTTTGATAGTCTTTTAACCATTCATACAACATGCTCACCTACCTGACTTTGTTACTGCCTTTGCTCGAATTATTCAGTAAATCGTCTGTCAAATTCTTTTTCTACTAACTGCCTTAATCGTTTGTCCTCGACATAGGCAACGTACTCACATAGCGTTTTATCAGACATAGCTTTAACAAATTTCTTTAATAAACGTTTCTTCAAAATCAATCCTCCCTATTGCACAATGTGGTTCTACTACACCCTACTTCTGTATGGTAATTTTTCTTCCTTAGATAAATTTATAATTGCCCTGAAACAACTCAGGGCACTTTGTATTTAATTAAGAACGTCTGCCTCTTCTTCGATATCGTCGATTGATAACTGATCATTACTTACTTCAACCGTACCATCATGATTAACGCTATACTCAATTCCTTCGTGGTCATCTTCACTGTAAAATTCCTCAATGGACATTTGAGAAGGTTCAATAAATAAAGTTACATTACTGCCAGCTTGTTTATATAACTTTATAACTTTGTCCTCGCTGTCTCCCTTGATATTGAATTTAAGTACAGTTTTTTTACTATCTCTCTGAATAGACTTATACTCTGCAGTTATTTTCCCGGCCTCATTTCCCTTAATCTCGAGAACTGTAATATTACCAGCCATTTCAATTAGTTCTTGCGAATTTGGAAGTTCATCCCCTTGAACGTGAAACTCTAAAACTTCCTTTTTGTCATCCTTTTGAATTTTCTTAAATAACACATTTAATTCAGTTTTCATTTCTTATTTTCTCCTCTCATATTTGGTAATTTATAAACCATTAAACACCCATAACCGTAACCATGTTTTTTAATTTCACTCACAATTTCCCATCCTCTGATTTCGTGTTGCTTAATTAATTTTTCAACCATTCTGATGGTCATTCCAAATACTACTTTTTTAGGTTGAAAGTTTGATTTTTTCCAAGTAAACATTAATAACCACTTCCCTATATTTAGTTCAAACCGTTCCCATTTTATTCTCTCCACTCCCTCAAAACTTCGATAAATAGCTGGACTGTCTCTTCTCTCCTAACCGGATCACTTTTTATCATGCCTTCAACCATTGCATGAATGGTTTCTTTTTTACGATGGTATCGATCCTGTTTTGTTTTTATATCCTCGTCCAGTTTTTCTGGTTCAAATTCATATTTACTGTTACCCATACCGGACCAATGCGTTCGATGACGATTAACCATTGTATTCCTCCCATAAATATTCCCCAAATAAGTCAGGATGTTCGAAGGTATTTCCAATTACCTTCAACTTATAACCCTGAAATAGAAAATCCCTAAGAGGATAAGTTCTCAAGTCTCCTAAATATCCAATATAACTAAAACACCCATCTTCGAAACAAACCCTAGCAATATTCTTACTACCTTCGAAACTTGTAACCTCTAAAATATCCCCTTCATAAATCTCTCTTCCGTTTATGTCTTTAATCCCTGTGTATTGCAATAATTCGAGATGATTTAAGCTAACAACTGTCCAATCTCCATCCATTTCATGTCCTGTAACAACACCTGCATCGTTTTGAACAAAATAAAGGCACTTTAATGCCATCATCTTTTTAAAAACTTTATTCCAAGCACGAAACTTAATTTCTCTCATCCTATTAACCTCCCAATCACGTAACCTAATACTCCTGATAGCATAACAGCTATAATCATAAAAACCGCTAGACCTACTGTATAGGCTTTCATCATTACTTCACCTTCTTCTTCGATTGTAGATACAATATCGAAGTGATAACCTCTTTTTGGTTTTCAGGTAATAATCTTAATACATTCTGTTCCATCCAGATTTCGTGAGCTATTTGGGCCAATATGTATGCATCTATGATGTTGTCACTTGAGTGGGTAAAACCATACATATTTTCAACTGCTTTCAATACCGCTTTCTTCTTTTCTTTATCTTTAAGACGAGTTTTATTGCCTTGTTCTCCAGTCCATCCGGTAACGCCTACAAACTTTTTAACTGCATTTGGAGCAACCTCATAATATTTAATGTTTTTTTTAAATAGTTCATTTCTTATTCCGTGATGTAACCCTCCGGCAAACATGGCTCTCTGAGTACTAAATGGAAATCCTTCTATACAGACAAAATCCTTTTCGTGAATGTGTGACATTAGGTCGAAAATTAACGTCACCATTCGTTTCGGATCCTTATCCCCTATTCCAGTAATCTCTTTAGCTTTAAGTACTCGTCCTTGAGAGTCTAATGCGACAAAACCAGTTTTTGTACTTGGATCAATTCCAACAAACCTCATCCTCTTCCCCCACCTTTATTTTTTACTTGGGAGCTCTTCAAATTGTTGCTTCCATCCCTTGAATAGTAATCTAAACTCATTCATTCCTATGTCTCTACCTTTTGCAATTAATTGCTGAACAACCTTTCCTCTTTCATCGTAATCATTTGGATCGTGCCATAAAAACTCAACCACATCGGCATCCTGTTCAATAGAGCTTGATTCTTTTAAATGAGCTAAAGTTGGTTTTTTAAAGTTTTCGCTTTCCCTAGTCATTTGGGAAAGGAGCATAAAGCAACAACCCATTTCTCGAGCTATCTGTTTGGCTGCAGTCGTTACATGTCCAATAGCTTGGGCTCTTGTTTCACCTTTTTTTTGCGGTATCTTCATAATTTGTAAGTAATCAACTGCTATACAAGCCAACTGACCGTATTTCCTTTTAAATTTTTTTGCTGTTGCTCTAACTTCGTCTATGGTTACTCCACTAGAATCCTGAACGAAGATAGGCAGATCTTCTAAAACTCCATATACATCTTCAATCATGTTTAATTCATTTTGATTCAACTTCTTATTTTTAATTCTTCCGTAGGGAATCCCGGTAAGGTTAGAGAGCATCCTATCTTTAATTTGGTTCTCATCCATTTCTTGCGAGAATAGTAGAACTGCCCCTTTTTCTTGCTGAGCTACACCTAGTAATCTTTGAAGTAACATGGCTGTTTTCCCAACTGATGGTCTACCAGCTGATACAAATAACCAACCTCTCCACAATCCATGTGCCCACTCATCAAATTTCTTGAATCCTGTTGGGATAAATTCAGCTTTCTTTGTTAAATGCTCAAAATATTTTTGTTTTGTTTCAGAAAATCCTCTCATTTTGTTATCATCAGTTGGTCTCATATCAGATACCAACTGTTCTAAGGTTTGATAAAACTCTTCATCAGATTCATAATCATCCCGACTCATACCGGTAATAATGTATCCTAAATTTTTTACTCTACGTTCAATTGCTTTTGAGCGAACAATCCTTGCATAATGTTCCGCATTAGCTGCAGTTGGACATGATTCAGCTAACTGTTGAAGATATGATACGCCACCAATATCATTTATTTTGTTATGTTGTAAATAGACCTCGGTAACTGTGACAATATCGATCGGCATACTTCTTTTTTCTAACCACTTCATAACTTTAAACAGTTCTTGATGTCTCTGATTTAAAAAATCTCTGGGTTCTAAAAAAGTAATATCATCAAGTACACTTTGATCTAAGAAAATGGCTCCTAAAACAGATTGTTCTGCTTGCTCGGTTACTATGTCAAAATCAAATTGTCCATTTGAATTCATCAGGATCATTCCCTTCCGCTATCCATCGTTGAAACTCTATTTCTCTATCTCTTGTATCTACTTTTGTATTCACTGCTAGTTTTTCATTTACATAGTTTTCAAAATTCTTTTGACTAAATAGAGTTGATGGACGTAGGTATTCGTTCATTTTCGGGTCATCAAGCCATTGTTGGCACTTGACGTTTATTACATGAACAAAGTCTTCTAATGTTCTCCCCTCATTAAAACGACCCCTGATTAATTTTTTGTTAGCTTCTGATTTTGCACTAAAATTCTTGTTAGCTTTATCATTTAGATAATTAATGATTTCTGAATAAGGTATATTATCTTTAGTTTCTTTTCTTTTTATTTCTTTTCTTTTCTTTTGTGTAGTTTCTGTATACTCATTGTTGTCATTAACTTCGTTTGAGTTGGAGTTATCGTTAGCATTTTCGGAGTTATTGTTAACATTAACTAAGTCATACTCAGACTTAATTTCTACCCCTTTTCTTCTAGAAGCTGCTAATAAATAGCGTTTTTGAAAACCTTTTGAAGTGAGAATTCCATATGTTTTATACATTTCTTCGCAAAAGAATCCCCATTTCATACACTCGTTCACGATTTCATTAACGATTTCTGCATCTTCTCCTATTTTCATAGAAAATACATATTGTTCTCTTTCAGACCATGAATAGTAATAGCCATTTTTATAAATTTCCATCATAAGGCGAATGATTATACCAAACCCTCTCATCCCATATTTTGCAATTACGACTATGACCTTCTCATCTTGATCGATATCAGTATCTAGTGGAAAATACTCTAGTCCTTCTTTTGTAGGTCTTGCCATATCACTCACCCATTCAATTTTCAAAATAAAAGAAATTAATTATCTCTTGTGCAAAATTTTCAACATCCATCTTTTCATCTAATACATAAGGCTTGTCTAACCAGTTTTGAATCATTACTGTCAACTGTCTTTTGATTAATTTTTCTTTATTAGATGGTACACATCCATTAGCCAAAGCTTTGATATAATTAATCGGTTCTTTTTGGGAGTATTCTTTAAGAATCAGCATATCTCCGGTCTGAGCAACAAACCCTACATTCAAAAAAAGTAAGGCTGCCTCTTTTTCTGGTAACAAGTTTCTCCAAGACCTTTTTAAGTTTTCGAATGCCCGGTAAACTTCATATGGTACTTCAACTTTTTCACTGTTCATTTCTATATCACCTCAATATAGTAATCTCTATCTTTTTTTAAGCCTTTCTTTAACAGTGTCCGAACAACCGTTAATTCGGCTAATGCAGGCATGTTATTTTTGGAAGATAAATGTGTTAAATAGATTTTTTCACCTGTCCCTTGAATAAGTTGATGCAGTGCTGCAGCAGTTTGCTCGTTAGATAAATGACCATTATCTGAAACAATTCTCGCCTTAACACTATTTGGATAGTCCGAGACTTTTACCATTTTAGGTTCATGGTTAGCCTCAATAATGTAAATATTTGAACCTTTCATAACTTCCAACATATCCTCGTCGACTTTACCGGTATCTAGACAGATAGAACATTTTTCTGATGTTGATATTTCTTCAAACACATAACCAACTGGATCAAAAGCGTCATGGTATGTTTTAAATGATTGGACATGGAAATTATCAACTCCAAAATCATTTCCTGATGTAAAACTCCACCTATTTTCTTCATCCACACTACCTATTAACTTCCATTCATTTTCCCCAGCGAAAACCGGAATCTTATATTTATTGGCCAAAGGCAGTCCTTTAATATGATCAGCGTGAGCATGTGTTATAAAAATAGCTTTTATAGAGTCGGGTCTAATCCCAACATCAAGTAATCGCTTTTCTATTTTCGTTTTGGCTATACCAGCATCAACTAGAATAGTAGTTTGGTTGGAACGGATGGCAATACAATTACCACCCGATCCACTTGCTAATACGTCAATTTTCATCATCATCCAACCTTACAGCCACTGTACATTTTTCAGGATTTTTTCTTTTGGCCAAACGTCTCTTTGCTGTAGGCGTTGTTAACCAATAAATATATTCTTTTGTAACATTTAATTTGTCTGCACATTCTTCTAGTGTCCCTATCGCTAATAGATTTTCACCCTTATAAACTGCATACTCCCTCATAACAAAACCCCTCACTCCAATGAGTCTTCATCCGAAAATGGAAGTTCATCATCCGTCATCGTTTGTATTTCTTGCATATCAATGTGCATATCCAAAATTTCAAGTAATCCTATTAAATCAGCTTCGGTTGGGTTGTCACTAAAATTTGGAGCATGTTTTTGGATATAATCTTGCATAGCCTTTTTAGTTGTAATACCTAACTTTTTAAAGCTCTCTTTCATTTGTTGTCTTAATTCTGCGATTCTATCATTCTTCTCTATTTCTCCAGTGTTATGGTTAGATGGTTGTTCAATTACATTTTGTTGGGGTGTTATATCCTTTCTAGGCTGATAGGCAGGGATATCTTCTAATGATGGTCCAGAAGAAGTGATCGTTTCATCTTCTGCAATTTCAATCCCGTATTGAAGTTTTGCCGCACGTTTCATAATGTGTTTTTTGAACATATCGTTGAACCATTCTTTCCACATATGTGCATTTCGTCCTTTAAGCATATGTTCAACTTCGTTAACTTCCATAATTACTACAACGTCTTCGAAATTATCTCTTTTGGCAACTGCATATCCACCAATTACTTTTCCCCTTGGGAATCCGATTTCGTGTTTAATTTCTTTAGTCTTGGCATTAAAATTAAATTCATCATTTTCATGGACTAGTTGACAGTCGATTCCTTTATATCCTTCTGTTTTTCTAGCAAGGTATAAAACACCCTCTACTGCTATTTGAAGGCTCATTGTTGGACCTTCTTTACCGTTATAAACAATGCAGTGAATATGGTTAAGGAATGGGTTAAGGCCTGAATTTACGCAAGTTTGTACGAATAATGCAAATTGTTCGTTAGTTGTTCCTCTAGCAATAGTTTGTTTTAAAGTATCCAATTCAGATTGGGTAAAGTTACCCACGACAGCTTGTGTATTTACTGTTGTTAACGCTTTTGACATTAATTACTCCCCCTCTGGTTCTTTTATAGTAAAGCTTGTGACATCAGCAGTTTTGTAATACCAATGACTTTTCATATTCATATCTTTTAAAAATAGGTTTTTAGTTAAATCATCAGTTACCATTTCTTCAACATCATTAATACTTTTCGCTTGATAAAAACGAGTAAATTGATCTTGATCTACGTCATCAGCTGTAGGAAAGACAACATTTGTATAAAATGTAACTCTATAATTCTTTAATTCATCCATTCCAACTTCCCTCCCATTGAGGAATTATTCGAATAGTCCCAGTTTCACGGTGAGCAATGTGCAATTCGTCATGTAAGTTTCTAACCACTAACCAATTTTTATAATTTAAGCCTGCAGATTTTATTGCTTGTTTTTGTTTACGAGTAGGTTTTTTTCCACTTCTCATTCACCAACCACCTCTATTTTTAATTCTTGTCCCGGAACGACCGTAGAGGTAATAAGTTGTCCACTTGTTTTATTAAATTGGGTAATGGATTCTGCATTGTCTATAAATACAGGTGCGATTAACTGACTTTGTTTCGAAAGAACCTCCCTTAGTTCTAACCCAGCTCTAATACCCTCACTAAGAGATAAATTCCGATAAGGTTTTCCATCCATTTCAATTTCAAATGTTGGTTTTATTTCCCCATTTTTCAATTCTTCAAATAGTTTGATAGACAATGTATCCAACAAGGCTTGTACTTTACTAGCCTGTAATTCAGCTTCTTTTGCTTTAAAAGCTTTTATACTATCTAAAATGAAGATGGAGTTATTAAGAGATTCCAATATTGCTTTTTCGTCTTGGACGGCTTGATCGACTTGTTCTTGCAATCTTGAAAACTGTTGCTGTTTTTTTAGTTCTGTTTCTATTTCCATAATTTTTGATTGTATTTCTCTAACTTTTTCAAGTTGTTCATTTATTTCGATATACTCGAGTTTTGCTAACTCATTTTCTAGTTCTTTACGTTTTTCTACAACCGCATCAAATCTCGTTTTAACTTCATCTAACCGTTTTTCTTTTTCAGACGTTGCAGCTGCTAATGATTCATCTTGTAATGGTTGATTGCACACTCGACATGTGTCTGGAATTTTCTCATTTTTAATTTTTGTAAACTGATCTTTGAGAAAATCTCTTTCTTCCAATAGTGTTTTTATCTGATTGTGTAAGACGTTTATTCGACCGTTATTAGATCCAGCAGAATCTGTAATCTTTTCTATCTCGTCTCTTTGTTTAATTAGTTGGGAAAGTTCCACTTTTAGAGAGTCTAGTGGAACCTTCACCTCGTAATCTCTTAATTGATCCTTCAATGTTTTTGTTCTGCTTTGTGCTGCGATATATTCTTTATCTTTTTTATTTTTATTTTCTTTATGAATCTTTTCTATATCTTGTAATGGATGTTTCTTGAGTAAGTTAGCCAATGCTTTCGATTGCTCTTCTGGAAGTACTATTAGAACTTCTTTGTTCATTGGAGCACTAACGTATTGCAGTAGCATGGCTCGTTGTTTTTCCCAATGTTGCGAGGGGAAGTAACTTGGATTGAATAAAGACATAAACAAGTCTTTATCGAAAAGCTTTTCAATTAACTCCGTGTATTCGCCCGCTTTTGATGGAACCTCATTTATGTAGTATTGGGCCTTTCCTTTCCTTAATCCCTTCCCTAACATAATGTCTTTGCCTTCTGCATTTATTAGTAGTGAAACCATTGTTTCTTCTGATTCGTAAGTAATCGGAGTGGGATCTAGTTTACTTCCCATTCCATCTGTGTTATAAAGTAACCAAGTAATTGCTTCCATGATGGAACTTTTACCCCTAGCGTTGTCACCAGTGATTTGAGTCGTGTCGCCAAACTCAACTTTCAAATCCTGGTGACTTTTGAAATTTTTCAACCTGAGTAATTTAAAACGAATAATCACATTTCTACCTCCCTCTCCCAAGAGTTACACATACATTTCCTCAAGCACTGTACAAAACATGGCTTTTAAATGGCCGTCACTTTCTAAATCACCAGATGTCATTAAGTCATCAGATAAAGACTTCAAACGTTCTTTCTTTAATTCAGATGTTCCATTTTTAATTTCATTGAATCTGTTTGTAAATGCTAACATTTCTCCAAAAGTCATTTCTTTATCATCCCTTCTACTTGATTAATAAATTTTAAAAAACCCTTGTTCTTGTTTTGAAATGCTAGGAATCTGACTGCGTTCTTTGATAAATACCAATTTCCGTTTATTAATGTAAATTCACTATCTGGAATAGATTGAAGGATTGGATATTGGTTTTTAAACTCTCTTCTGTTGCATAAAATCTTTTGGTTGAATGGTTAAATTGATTTATCCGTTCAATAATGAAAGTTCCGTTTTCTTTGTAAATCAATAGCTTTTTCATACATCACATTACTGATCACCTTTTCTTTTTTAAAATGGTTATGAATTGATTATTGCGTTTTATTACTTGCCGTTCATAATCGTTATCGTATCTTTCTGTTTTTGTAGTTACCCATGTATTTTCAAGCAATTCTGATAAGCCAGGGGGAGCTGGAACTGAATGAGAACCAATTTTTAAATTAACAACTTCAATCACTTCTCTTTACGCCCCTTTCTTTCGTTCCCGTTCGGGAACATTGAGAGTAAAAAAAATGGAGATATCATTTGTTGTGAACCCTAAATAATTTACAATCTTTATGAATTCATTAATCCCTAGCTTAGATGCCCCGGATTCCCATTTGGAAATCGTACTTTTTGAAACACCCATAAATTCAGCTAATTTCTCTTGAGAAATCCCTTTGGCGATCCTCTCAGCTTTTAACCTCTTTAAATCTATTTTTTGGATGTCCATTATCCCACCTCCTGTTCTTTGATTCTTATATTAATTAAAATGTTCCCATTTGTCAACTAAATAATTATTTTTAAAATTATGTTTCCATTTTGGAAACATTATGTTATAATATTGAAATTAGGAGGAGGTGTTTTATTATGAGAAATTCAACAGAAATTATTTCTTACATAAAATATCTACGTAAAAAAAGAAAAATGTCGCTTGAAGAATTATCAAAAAAAGTGGGAATAGCGAAATCCACCCTTTCTAGATATGAAAATGGAAGTCGTGACTTTCCAATAAACGATATTCACTTATATGCTGAAGCATTGGGGGTGAGCACTTTTGATCTTTTAGGTGTACCCGAAGTTACCTCAAAAGAAGCAGATTTCACAAGACTACCTTTTTACGGTAATGTTGCTGCCGGAGCACTTTCTATCGTAGAACCAACAATCCAACAAAATATTGAATTTATTAACATTCCAAATCAATTGCTGGGGAAAAACCAAGATTCAAAAGGACTTTTTGCAATGAAAGTAAATGGAGAATCTATGAATAAAATAATTCCAAATGGTTCCATAGTAATTGCAAAAGAATGTATTGATTCAGAATATAAAAATAATGATATTGTCATCTTTAGCTATGACAATGAGTATTCACTAAAAAGATTAAAGACAAACGATGTCGAAGGTGGTTTACTCTTTAAGAGTGAATCTTTTGATAAGAGTTTTAAAGACATTTTTATCCCACATAATACATGCTTGGACTTTAAAATCTGTGCAAAAATTATCTCTTATACTGTTTTTATTGATTAAGTTTTCTTATAAAATAATCATTCTTGGTGGGCCGATGTCCACTTTTTTAAATTGGAGGTAATATCAATGCACAAAAAATTGAAAGCTGCTTTATATATTCGAGTATCAACACAAGAACAGGTTGAAAATTATAGTATAGAAGCACAGCAGGAAAAATTAAAAGCATACTGTAAGTCAAAAGATTGGATTATACACGATATATACATTGACCCTGGGTACAGTGGTGCTAACTTAGAACGACCTGATTTGCAACGCCTATTGTCAGATTTGAGTAGAATTGATGTTGTTGTTGTTTATAAGTTAGATAGATTATCTCGTTCTCAGCGAGACACTTTAGAATTAATCGAAGAACATTTCCTTAAAAACAACGTGGATTTTGTATCTATTACTGAAACTTTAGATACCTCAACACCATTCGGAAAGGCGATGATAGGGATATTATCAGTCTTTGCTCAACTTGAGAGAGAAACTATCGCTGAACGGATGAGAATTGGACACATTAAGAGAGCTGAGGAAGGTTTACGTGGAATGGGTGGTGATTATGATCCCGCTGGATATGCAAGAGTTAACGGTATGTTAGAGGTAAAAGAAGATGAAGCTCAACATATTAGGGAATTATTTAATCTATACGAACAGTTCCACTCTATAACTAAAGTTCAAGCTAAATTAAAAGAAATGGGATACGAAGTATGGCGGTTTAGAAGATATCGAGATATATTATCTAATAAACTTTATGTTGGCTATGTAAGTTTTGCAGGTAAATATTATAAAGGAAAACACGAACCGATTATAAGTGAAGAACAATTTAACCGTGTTCAAATATTATTGGATAGACATAAAGGAAATAATGCACATAAAGCAAAAGAAAGTTTATTATCTGGATTAATTTATTGTGGACACTGCGGAGAAGCTTATTACACTTATTCAACTACTGGTAGTAGTGTTAATAAATATCGTTATTATATTTGCAGGGCAAGGAGATTCCCTTCAGAATATGATGAAAAGTGTTTTAATAAAACATGGAATAGCAAAAAATTAGAGCGTTTAATTTCTGACTCAATAAGTGAATTAATAGATCAGAAGAGAATTACAGACTCTAACCATACTCCTATTAATTTTGATAAATTAATAAATAAAATTAATGAAAAAATCAGTAGACTAGTTAGTCTTTATGCGGAAAGTAATGTTCCTGTTGATATATTAAATAAACAAGTTGATGATTTAGAAAAAGAAAAAGTGGAATTATTAAACAAAAAGAAGATACAAGAACAGCAGTTAAGTGTATCGATTCAAGAAGAAGATCTCAAAAAATATGCAATTGATATTACTGCAGCTGAGTTCTCAACAAGACAGGCGATAGTCCAAAAACTAATAAATAAAATAATTGTTAATGGAGAGGACGTAGAAATCCTTTGGAATATCTAGTCCTCGTTTTTCGGTTTTCATTTGTGGTCATTCAAAC